AAAATTTATACATCAGAGGCTCTTGATCTTGATTCACAATATCAAAGTTATTATTATACGACACCTTTTTATGAAACACAAACAGCAAATGGAACGCCTGAAAATAAAGCATTAACATTAGATTTATATACACATTCTACGGGCAATAAAACATTAAATGTTCAAATTTGGTATACTATTTTAAAACATTAATAATATGAAAAATATACTTTTTTTAATCGCGCTTATCCCGGTGATGCTTTTCGGGCAAACGTATGTCTGGCATGATAGTATAAATGCCGCAGATGTAATAACAGATACGGTTATTCAGCCTGTGAAGGTAGGAGAATCAGGAAGTTATTCAAAGAATATCGCAGGTCTTGGTTGCTCATGTACTTTTAAAGCAGACAATCTTACTGATACTGTTATAATAGATATAGGAGGTTCTAATTATCAGATAACTTCAAGGAATTATGCTTTTTCAGGGTTTGTATCTGATTCGCTGCGTTGTGAAAAAGACAGGAGGTTATTATGATCAACCAAGTCATATCTTTTTACGATCATTTAAAGAAGATGGAATGACACAGCAGGATATAGGAATAATATATGAATGTGATGATATCGGGTGGAATGGCACGCATATAATATTTAACACATATAGCACTGCGCAATCGCAATTTGTCTGGACGACATCTTACCAGGGCGGTGTTAATAAACCTATATGGATTCAATGTGAACATCATTCTCAAACAACATTAACAGGTGACAATACAAAATTTGAGATAAGATTTTATTACACAATAGCTAAATTTTAATGTATCAGGCAGGGGTAAAAAATATAACGCTTTACGAAAATAACGGAATAGATTTCTGGTATTGGGATAGTCTTGATTTGAAAGAAATAACAGGATTAACAAGTATAGGCGCAACTATTCCTATTATTTCTGAAATGCTTCCTGAATATGAAATCGACATAAAATCTTCGGATAGTGGCAAAATTGTTATGGATTACACTCTTAAATTTTATTTGCTTGGTTTTTTTGATGCGACTTTAGATATTATTAATCAATTAAGAGCATCAATATATGGATGGTGTTTTCTCGTAGAATTTTATGATGGCACATTTAAGTATTATCATACACCTGTTAAGTGTATTGATAGTAAAATAAAACCGCACAAGGAGATGTCTTTTGAAGTTGAGATGAAAACAGTTACACCGACTACTTTATCTCATTTTAATTACACACCTGGTATCAGTACTGTACCTGTGTTCAGAGCAGATACTACTTTATTGACAGCAGATACAACAATTTATACAGCAGATTATGCCTTATGAAATAATTACACAAAAGCATTTGCAGAATCTAAAAGTACGAATACAGCAGGTTATGTCTGCAAAGAGTCTTGATAATACGGGTTCTGCTTCTGCTTCGTTAGAGGTCAATAGTAATAAATTGCTAGGAAACGATTATATATATTATATCGATCACGGTCGTGGCCCGGGTAGATTTCCACCTGTTGATAATATTCGAAATTGGGTAAGGGATAAGTTGGGAGTAGGTGGACGAGAATTAAATTCAGTATCTTTTTTGGTAGGTAGAAAAATATCAGAACAAGGGACTGAAATATATAAAGATAGATCAAAAGGCATTGAACTTGACATTTTAATTGATGAAATGATTGAGGAGTTATGTAAAGAATTGCCTGGTGAAATTAAAATGGAGGTACTTACATGGCTTTAACTCTTGTAACAAATCCAGTTGGCGGTGTAGCGCAAAAAATATTTGCTGGATTTTTGCCTATTGAATTTGTGTTTAAAAGGGAAGACTTAGTTGTGACAGATACAGAAAGCGGACTGGATGCTAATACGCAGATAAATATAGGATCGAATCTTACGGGTTACCTGTCTGTAGGTGATGTTATCTATTTGTACAGCGAGGGAGTAAATTATACATACGACACAATAGGGACAATAACTGAGATAACATCAGATCATATTGTTATTGATATTCCTTACATTGAGACCTCTACGGGAGGTTACATTAACTATTTTAAAAATTACTTTGTCGAATTTCAATGTGTTAATGCCTCAAATTCTGATATAAATATTTTACCTTTTAATTTGCAATCTGACGGCACCTTTTCAGGTGACATTATTATTGACGTGTCAATAGTAAATGATTTAAATGTGCAAAGAGGAGTAATAGAAAAAAAACATATTGCAGAAAGCAAGCAGGAATTTGAAATACAATACAGACAAGTATATACAGGAAGTTCAGAGGCATATACTTTGATTGACGAAAAGCTTGTCATAGTAGTTTATGCAACTGAAACACCTAAGGAAAATGAGATTCTTAATCAATTTGATCTTCCTAAAATTTATCTAGGTTATCCGGCGTCTGTTATAATTGCACATTCAGGAGGAAAATTGGGAGACGATATAGAGTTAATTTATAAAGAATTAGACATTAACGAAAATAATATAGCGGCCGGAACGCTTGGTACTCTTGATGATGGTAATAACGGATTTCTGATGTGGGATTGGGACAAGGATACAGCGGTTCAGGAGGCAACAAAATACGTGGAATTTTCATTTGTTTATGAGGGAGTATCTGATTTTGCAACTCCTGATTTTGATTATCCGGATTTTAGAACACAATAAAAAAATAATAATATGTCAAATAGAGTAACAGCAAAAGCAAATATAGTCACAAAAGATGTGCCTACGGTGACAAATGATATTATGAATGACATGCTCAACAACGAAATTTTAGAAAATGTTGTTTGCAGGGAAGATGTTGTCGTAACTCAAGCAAGTAGCACTACTAATATTACTGTTGATTTTACAGGGAAAGACAGGATAAATCTTTCCAGAACCGGTGGCCCTTTAAATATAACAGTTTCCGGATTGCTAGATGGAGAAACGAAATGGTTATTTATAACAAAAAATGCCGGGCAGGCAATAACATTTGTGACTGTAATTGATGTAACACCCGTTAAACCTGTTGTCAGCTCTCAAGCTTATGTGATTTATATGATTGTAAGAAAAGGGTCTCAGTATAGGGCGTTAGCATTACTCGAGACGATAATACAAGCAACAACAGCACAAATGGGTATAGGGGAGATTGCAACACAGGCAGAGAATAACGCACTTGCTGATGTTACAAAATTCTGTGTTCCGGGTTATTTACCACGAGCGACACAATCGCAGGACGGCATTGTCCGGTTGGCAGGATTGTATGATGCAGGACAGACTGAAGCTGCTACTCCTGATATGGTTTCTTATAGGGTTGCAGATGCAGTAGCAACTATTAAAATAAGTGAGGCATGGATAAATGCAACACGGGGATTAGATTATCAGTCACACGATCAATTATCTTATTTTAAAGACAATACAGGTATTGTACATTTTAAATGTGTTAATCTACGACCTGTAACAACTATAGGACGTCCCGGATTATCGCTTGTTGCTGCATTGCCGGTGGGGTATAGACAAGGGACAAGTATAATTGCGTTCCAGGTTAATGGAAAATTAGGTAGTGGATTTCCTCCATCTGATTCATTTATTAATGTAGGTTATGTAAAAGATAATAATGTATATATTACTTCATTTCCTACAGTGATGAACGCAAATACATACATGGATTTTTACATTATTTTCAGGGCTGAATCATAATGAAAAGATTTGAAGTAATACGGCCAAAAAGTTTACAGGATTCTAACTATGCTGAATATGAGTATTGTATAAGGTGGATCGGGAGAGATGGGTCTGATTACTTATATATGTTTTATGATGCTGAATTCGAAACACAAATAAAAAATAATGTAATTAATCAGGAAAGCAGTACACGTATTGAATCGTTAATAGACAGTGAACAAAGAAATGTAACGCTGAAAGTTGATAATTTATCGAAAAATGATCTTACCGTTATAGGTCAGATGTTTTCAAATAAATATGTAACTCGATTATTGAAAAATGGCAGTACTGAGCGTTACGCTCCTGAATCAAAAAGTTATAAATATCGTTTAATGGATTTGAGATATTCGGTTGAATTTACGTTGATAATGTCAAATTTAGTTGTATGGAAGTAAAGATAAACGGAATATTAGCGGAGTTAGGCGACAGCATACCAGCTATCACTAAAAAGTCATTTGATATAAACAATCCGTCAATCAGGTTTATTGATTTTACTAATAAATTTAAACTTCCTGACACTATTTTAAATCGACAAATATTCAACAGTCCACAAAACGTTGGCAGTAATAATCGAAGTTTTGAAAAGGTTTACTCTGTTGTTATTAATGATGTATATCAAATATTCAGAGGTAAAGGATTCCTTGATTCATCGAGCAATAATGAGTTTTCTTTTCAGGTTGTTGATGATAGCAGGGATTTGTTTAACAAATTAGAAGTAAAATTAAACAGTATTATTTGGGATGATCTTGATACGGTATTAACCGAAGCTGCTATTAATGCTCAGGATACTATTGACATAAATAATTGTTGGTTTTGGGGCAAGGCTTGTTATCATCAGCAATCTTTTACAATAAATACAGATCAAACAACCGGTGATGATCGTTGTAAATACAGTCGTCCTGCGTTTTATTTACAAGCACTTTTAAATCGAGCTGTTATCAATTCAGGATATACGCTTGTTTCTACGCTTCCTGATCTTGCTATTAGCAGTAATCACAAGGATTTCTTTTTTACTTCTTATCAAAAAACAATAAATGCGACATATGACTCTGCTGGCACACTTGCGTTAACAGGGTTAAATAGTTATGATTTTAAAGTATCTTCAGTAACAGCTACAAATACAACTATTCATGATGTTCATAAATTCAATTTTCGTGTGCGGGGAACGTTTACTACTACAGCAGATATAAAATTACTTATACATGCTGTAGACAACACAGGAACTAAAATAATTGATAATAATATTTCATTGCCGACAAACGGGGTTGTAGATTTTACGACTACAGAAATATATGAGGGACCAACCGGGATGACTGTTACATTTACGCTTGTTGGCACAGGCAGTGTCATTTTTTCAGATGTACTTATCTATACTATTTTGTCAGAAAATAATGAGGATTTATCAACTAATCCTTTTTTAAATTATAAAATAAAAGTTTATGACAATCTACCGGATATAAGTTATTTAGATATATTTAAAACGATTTGCACAATTAGTAATAAGTATCAAGTTATAGACAATTATAAAAAAATAATGTCTTTCGGATCGTTTGCAAGTATGAATAAGTTAAATACACTTGATTGGTCTGATAAATTTATTATAGGATCAGAAAACATTACATCTGATTTTGCTGAATTAGGACAAAAAAATTATATAAAATACACTAATGATAAAACTGTAAGTGTAGAATTGGGACAAAGTTATTTTGAAATAGACAATGAAAATCTGGCAGATGAAATTTATTATATCATAATGAATTTTGGGGCAAGTAAAGAAGTTGTTGTTAATAATAATACTATTGCGCATGTGCAAATTTACAATGACACTACTCGTATTCCTGATCAGGAAATTAATATGAGACTGTTTTATTGTAATGTAGATAAGTTGCAGTTTGATCAAATTAGTTGGGTTAATAATGCATATTATACTGAGTTGTTTAATTCTCTTTTCAGGACCAGATCAATTTCATGTGAACTGAATATATCAAAATTAGATTTTTTAAAATGGAACCCTAACATGCTTATTTATATTGATTATTTCAAAACTACTTTTTTTGTTATTGAGATAAGCAATTTTATTCCTGGTCGTGCTACAAAAGTTAAATTATTAGGCTATGGCAGATAAAGTAGTTATTGTACAGATAGATTATGACGTTATTGCAAGTATAAAAAATCTGCAAAATTTAACAGCTGCAGTAGAGGGTGAACGTGTCGCGCAGGCAAGATTAAAAAGTGAACTTGAGTCTGGTAAAATTTCGCAGACTGAATATAGTAAAGCAGTTGAAGAGAGTAAACAAAAAATGACTGTGTCAAATACAGAGCGTAAAAGTGCAATACAATTAATAGCATCAGAAAAAGGAAGTGTTAATGAATTGAAAACTGCTATTAAAACAATGACTATCGAAAGGGATAAGCTTAATAGAACAACTGTACAGGGCAAAAAAGATTTTCAGGAATACAACAAAAAAATCGTTGATATGAAAGATGCTCTTAAGGGAGCTCAGAAAGATACAGGTAAGGCGGGTGGTGCTTTTATGCAGTTAGGAAATAATCTTAAATCTATTGGAGGGCCTATTGGAGGGGTTATACAGGGCATAATGGGAATAACAAAAGCAGGACTTGCTTTTATTGCTACCCCTATAGGCTTAGTGCTTGCTGCAATTGCTGTTGCGCTCAAAACACTTATGGCATATTTTAAAGGATCGGAAGAGGGACAAAATAGACTTAATAAAATCATGGCCGCTTTTCATGTAATTGCCGGGAATGTTGGTGATTTGATTCAGAAAGTCGGCAAATGGATATATGAGGCGTTTAGCAAACCTAAAGAATTACTAATTGATTTAGGGAATCTTATAAAAGATCAGATAATTAATAGATTTACCGCTTTCGGAGTTATAGGAAAGGCTATTATTAAAATTTTTTCTAAGGATTGGAAGGAAGGATTTAAAGAACTTGCTGAAGGCGGCATACAGGCTACAACAGGAATAACAGACGCTTTCGGAAAGATGGGTAAAGCTATTGATTTTGTAAAAGAGCAAATCACTGAAACTTCCGCAGAACTTGAAAAAATGAATGATTTATCAAATAAAAAAGCAGCATTGGATAAAAAAATAAGAAATGAAATTATTCAAGATGCTAAGGAAGAAATGATGGTCGCAGAATTGAGGGCTAAGGCGGCTCAAAAAGATAAGTATACCGGTGAAGAAAGATTGAAAATGATTGATGAAGCTGCAGAACTTGAAAAGAGAATGGCTGCTGATGATATTAATATTGCAAAGCAAAAAGCCTCAATACATCGTCAGGAAATGGCGATGCACAACGCTACTAAGGAGACGTTAGATGAGCAGGCAAAACTTGATGCAGAAGTATTTAACGTACAAAAAAGAAATGCTGACACTCTGAGAGGACTTGAGGGGCAAAGACAATCGGTTATTACACAGATCAAGAAGGAGGAAGAAGAAGCAATTGCTTTGTTAAAAGATAGGGGTAAGGCTGCCGGAGAGGCAATGGCTGCATTTAAAAAACAACAGGAAGAAGAAGCAATAATCAGGGGTAAGGCAATTAATCGTCTTGCAGGCTGGAAAGCAAAAGAAATGGAAATCGAAGCAAAAAGTTATGCAGATAAGCGTGACGCTCAGATTGCTTCTGCTGATTTAGAGCTTGAAACAGCTCTTGAGAAAAAAGGATTGCTTTATGAAGAAATCGAATTGTTGGAATATGAACATAAAATACGATTACAGGAAATTGAGACTGCTTATCAGGAAAATATTGCTCAACAAAGGGCAACAGCATGGCAGGGAGCATATGATGACATGCAATCTATTATAGAAAGCACCCAGGGCATGGCAGATGCGCGGGTAACTATCATGTCAGATGCTTTTGCTAAATTTTCCACTATCGATTGGAAGGGTGTTAAAAGTGCAAAGGATGCCTTTGCGGCTATAGGCTTTGCAGCGCAGGGATTGACTAATCTAATAATACAAGGGCATGAAGCTGAACTAAACGATCTTAATGCGTCTAAAGCGGCGGAACTTGCGCTTGCTGGAAATAACGAAGCGCAAAAGGAAGCTATTGAGTCAAAATACAATAAAAAACTCGTAGAGCTTAAAAAGAAACAATTTCATGACGATAAGAAAAAGGCTCTTATAGATGCTTCTATAGCTACTGCGTTAGCAGTAATCAAAGGATTAGCATCAGGATTACCAATGCCGGGAATTTTAATGGCTGCACTGGCTGCTGTGCTAGGAGGTATTCAGATCGCTTCAATAGCCCGTCAACCGGAACCGAAATTTACTTCTGACCAGGTTTTTGCAAAAGGTGGAATAATAGGAGGTAAGTCACATGCGCAGGGAGGTACAAAATTTACAGGCGATGACGGGAGTAGATTTGTTGCGGAAAAAGGGGAAAGTATGTTTGTACTAAAAAAAGATGCTACAGCAGAGATAGCGGCGCTTAGTATGATTAATGAAAGTTTTGGAGGTAGGTCTATGACACGAAAAAGTACTCATCTTGCAGAAGGAGGTGAGGTTGATGTTAACATCGAAAAGACTATAGATGAAGCAATACAGCGGACTCCTATTTTTGTAAAAGTAGGGGATATTGAAACTGGTATGACGAATTATAATAAGACAAAAGAGGCAGGTGTAATTTGAAAAGAGAAAAATACATAAATGCCCGGGCAAGATTTTGTCAGCTTGCTTTAAAAGATAATAAGAAAGCTGCTATTGAATTACATTTATTAGCAACGGGATTAGAAAATTGTCGCAATACTTCTGATGTTGTAAATGCTTTATGTACTATTTTTTCAGTAAGTGAACGAACTATTTTTAATGATCTTGTAAGATAATTATACTGCAGTCACGACAGTTAGCTTATTAATTTAATTGATAAGTTTTTTTTATGTTGTTACTTTACAAGATGAAAATATTTGAAATGTTTAACGAGGTAGGTGTTGACGGTGGCATTACTGTTGACGGAGTTCGTACATTTTTAAACGCAAATAAAAATCAGGATATTACTTTTAAAATAGCAACTTTAGGGGGTGATCTTGGAGAATCTCTTACTATTTTCAATCTTATAAAAGAACATTCAGGGAAAACAATTGCGGACATTATTGGACTCACAGCAAGTGCTGGGACTATAATAGCGATGGCCTGCGATGAAATCATGATGAATGACAATGCACTTTTTCTTGTACATAACGGATGGACTTCTGTTACAGGAAATGTTTATGATCTTCAAAAAATGGCAGCTGATTTAGCTAAGAATGATGCTTTGATGATCAAAATTTATAGTGAAAAAACTGGGATGAAAGATGAAGATATACGGGCAATCATGAAACAAGCAGACTGGATGTCTTCTGATGAAGCACTAAAATATGGCTTTGTCGATAAAATTAAACCTTCGGATTATAAAATTGCAGCATCTGCATTAATACACGATGTGCAAGGCAAGATAAATGATCAATTATTAATTAAATTAAAAGACAAAATGAAAATTTTTGGAAAAGAAAAAAAGGACGTTCCGATTGTGAACGTTCTTGCGCTTAAGGACGGTAAGCAGATGCTAATCAATGCAGATGTTCCGGCAACAGGCGTAGAAATTGCTCCAGTAGGGGCCGCCACGTTAGAAGATGGTGAATTTGAGCTTGCTGATGGTCGTAAGATAACCGTTGCAGGTGGCGTAATTACGGCAGTGTCAGAATCTGCTGTGCCTGAAATGGCAAAAGAAGAGACTGAAGCTATTGTTGCCGCAGTTGGAAAAATCATTACTGAGGAAGTCGATAAGGTAAACGCTGAAATTAACAAGATTAAAGCTGATATGGCTAAAATTTCCAGCACTCACATCCCATCAAAGGGAAAAGATATTGGACAAAAAGAAGGTCCTCAACTTTCTGTATTTTCAAAAGTACAGCAAGTCACCCAGGGCATCTATGATGAAATTGAAAAGAAACGTAAAGCATAAAACGAAATGGCACTAACATTAACGAATACGAATTATAACGGGGAAGTTCTTGAGAACATCTACCTCGCTATCGGTGTTGGCAATGAAGTCGCTGAAAAGGGAGCTGTAAAGGTTTATCCTGAAATTTCAACGATGAAATCTCTCCCAATTTTAAGTCAGACAGCCGATCCAATCGGCGATTATCAGGCTGATGTACCGGCCGGCAATACAGCCACAACTTCATGGGCAGAGAGAACATTAAGCCCCCGCCCAATGACCGTTTATGAAACTTTTTTACCGACAACTTTTCATGATATTTGGGAAATGGTTAAATCGGCAGGTGATTTTACTAACCTGGAGCTTAATGCAAAATTGCTTAATGCAATTCTTGATCTTTATAAAAACGGAATTGGAAGGCAAATTGCAAGACTTTTCTGGCAAGGTGATATTCTTTTAGCAGCAAACGATCCTTTAAATAAATTTAATGGGATTGTAACCCGGGCAATTCTTGATGCTAATGTAATCAAACCGACTCCGGCAGGGAATATTACAGCAGCAAATTTCATGGACATTCTTGCCGCCTGTTGGGCTGCAATTCCTGATCACATGTTAGACGATCCCAATTTTGTTCTGCATGTAAATACAACAGATTGGAAAACTATGCAGTCAGGTAATACTGCTCTGAAACAAGCCTTCACTGGCGTTTTCGGCATGAGCATGGAGACTATGTACAACACAAATAAAATCAAGCATTTTCAGGGCATGCCCAGGCATCACATCATCGGAGCGCGTGTCACAAATGACGAGAGCTCGAATCTTTGCATGGGCGTTTGGGTTGATCCTGCTGAAGAAGCTGTTGTTGTTGATAAGGTTGCGCCTAATGGCCGTAACTGGTTTTTACGCCTTGATTTTAAAGTAGACGCAAACTACAGATATGCACCTGATCTTTTACTTTATACACCTGCATAATGAAAAAATTATTAGTAATAAGTTTATTAGTGATTCTAGGAATCACTGTAAATGCTCAGAGGATTGAAAAATCATTTACGGATGATACCTGTATTTCTGGTTCTATTTATTTTTCTTATGCAAAGCCTATTACGACTTATAACGGTGTTCTGGGTTATGTTTTTACAAAAACAGACAAAAAAGATTCCTGTACTATTTTAAGGCTCCAGGCCTCTATGGTAAGCGATTTTTCGGCTGTTGTAGATCAAACCGGTACGGCAACTTTAGCAAATACAACTACCGACGGAACTACATTTTTATATGTTACTGATCCGCCTTATTTGTACTACAGACTAAAAGCAACAACTGCTTCAGGTGATTCTGTTATTTTTACAAACGTTAAATTAATTTATAAATAATGAGACTATTATTTATTTTTTTAGCGTTTATTTCTGTTAATTGTTTTACACAATCAATTAATCAGAGTTTTACAGCAGATTCGACTCATGGAGTTGAAACAAAATATGCTACTTGTGCAAGTCCTATCCTTCTGTACAGAGGGATAGGTACTTTTCAGTTCACAAGCTCGCATGATACGGCTACTGTGTATTTCGAAGGAAATAATAAAGGGACAATATGGTTCCCTGTCGATACTATCGACATCACAGGAAGTGCGGCAGTCAATCATAGATTTACTGTAGTTAATCCCGAATATGTATATTATAGATTAAAAAAAGTTGGCAGTTCAGGGGATACATGTTACTTTACTAACCAGCGATTCATTTATAAATTCTAAAATTATGGCATGTAAAATAGATCGCGGGAGCGCATTTGATTGCGCAAACCTCGAACAAGCAGGCATCGGAAATTATGTTTTGCTTATAAATAAAGAAGATTTGGACGCTGGAGCAATTACAGAGGATCCGACATCTCACGAAATTGATACTATCACCCTCGATACTGCAACGTATGCTTATCGATTTGACAGTGCAAAGGGATCGGTACATATTGTCCCTTCTTCCCCTTATAGGGCGGTAACGGCAATTGACGGGTTTGATCATACTCTTGATATAAGGGCGTTAGACGTGTCACAACTGAGCCGGGAAAATATAGCTAAAATGAGATTTCAAAAAGTTGTGGCTATAGTTCCTCTTGCAAACGGAAAATCGCTGATGTACGGACGCAATGTAGGTTTAAGGATTTCTGATTACCAGGAAAATCCTGGCGATCCGGACACGGGTGCTACAATTCAATTTGTAATTAAGACTCCTGAAAGTGATCCTCCTGAAATTGCCACTCCTCATATTATCGCAGACACTTTTGATATTACTACTTTAGAGACTGTATAATGAGCTCATTAATATATCACAAAGGCAAAAGAGTTGAAATAAACTCTTTGCCTTTGCCTTTACGCGAAAAATTAATAGCTTTGTTTAAATCAAAAAATGAATATTATGAGCAAGAACAAACAGTACAGAAAACCACCGAATCTACGACCGAGTCAGCAACTGAGACAGGAACCGAATCAGGAACCCATATTGCATATGAAACCTCAGGAGGTAGCACCCTTAGAAGAAAATGTGGTAACGAAAAAACTAAGCGAGCAAGAAAGGGAAGCAAAATATAACACTTATACTTCTTTAAAATTCATGGAACTTTCAGGGGCGAAACTCACTATCGAATCTAAAAAAGAACTTCTTCAAATCGAAAAAGAATTAAAAGCATGTACAGGTAAAAAGCCTGTTAGGACTGTTAATGCTGCAATAGGTAACGAGATTGTAAAACTTGTTGAAGGGATTCCGGTCCCTGCATCAATTGAAAAAATCATTGAAGAATCAAAAAGTGATTTATATTATTTTGGAAAATGAGCAATCTAAATAACGGATCGACACTGAGGGCACGTGAAGAAGCTCTAAAAAATAGCGACTTGAAGGTCGCTATTAATTCTATACAGAGAACCCTTTTTGTTGAACGTTTATATGTTAATACAAAATTTCCTGCTGATAGAATAATACCTTATGATAATGATAATTTATACCCAAATAAAATAAAAAGCATTGCGCAACGTTCAGGCACTACAATGAGCGCAATAGGAAAACAATCGGAGTTTATTTCGGGTGATGGATTTTCAGGGATGGATACGATAGTTAATCGGGATAGGCAAACTTTATGGGACATTTTAAGACATATATCATTTTCTAAGTCAATGTTTGCCGGTTATGCTTTACATTTTAATTTTAATTTATTTGGTCAAATAACTGAAATAACACCTATAAATTTTGAATTTGTACGGTGGTCAAAGGACCTAAAACGATTAGTAGTTAATCCGGATTGGGCACGCAGAAATAGAAGAAATGAAGAGATTGAATATAATCCTTTTAATCCTTCAAATGTACTTTCAGAAATTCTGAAAGAAGGCATAGAAAATTATAAAGGGCAAATATATTATTGGATAGCAAATTTAAATGATTGGTACACGGTAACCGGATGGGATAGTGTTATTGACGATGCTCAATTTGAGGCAGAAGCAAAGCTTTATTCTTTAAGTTCAATTCAAAATGATTATTCATTGTCCGGGATAGCTGCTTATCCTAAAAATTTGAGCGATAAAGACGAAATTCTCGAGATAAAAGAAGAATTAAAAAAAGACACTGGATCAGCTGCTGCCGGTGGGGTGAGGGTTGTTGGTGTAATGCCTTCAGAAAATTTAACGAATTGGAAATGGTTTACCCCTATTTCTAGAAATAATATTGACGGACTTCATAAAAATCAGATTGAAACAGCGAAGTTTAATATATATGCAGCGTTCAAACAGCCTCCTATTTTAAATGGAGTTGCTACATCGGGGATGTTTAATGAGGAATCATTTGCTGATGCATTTAATTACTACAATGCTGCAACGGAAACAGATCGCAAAGAGGTTGAAAAGGAACTTCAAAAGATTTTAAAAGTAAGTATTTGGTCAGATTTTTCAGGATTACAAATACGTTCTAAAAAATATATTTCAAATAAAGAACAGCTCACTCCTGAAGAAATACAGCAAAAATCAATAGAAACACGCGAAACTGCACAAGCGAATTTAAGAGGTACGGTAGGGGGTGTAGACGGAATAATTGCTATACAGACATCAGTTTCTCAAGGGTTAACAACGCGTGAAAGTGCTATTGTAATACTCACTGAAATATTTGGATTTAGTAAAGAGATTTCTACGCAAATAATAGGTGCACCAAAAATCGCATCGCAACCTCAACAACAATGGCCGAAATAAGTTTAATAACAATAACAGACGTACAGGGTTATCGTAGAGTTGATCCTAAATTTGACGTGACCAGGTTTAATACTTTTGTAATGGAAGCTCAGCGTACTAATTTAAGAGGGCTTTTCGGTGATGCTTTATATTATGCTTTTATGAGCGATACAAGAATATCGGGGATATATAAAGAATTGCTTGACGGCAAAACGTATACTTACAATAACGAAACGATAATGTTCTATGGATTGAAACCGGCTCTATGTTACTGGTGGTTGGCTATTGCAGCAAGGGAGGGTGATTTATTTTTATCTGGCTATGGAGCAATTCAGTATACTAATAATCCGCAGCAAAATTTTGAATCGTCTAAAGAAAAAGAAAGGATTGCGGTAGGTTACATACAGACAGCACAGGGTTATGCTGATGACATTGTTAAATTTTTAGATGAAAACGCAAGTATTTACTCATTATGGAAAAACAATGAGGAGGTTAATTCTATTAATTTCGTAAGTTTTAGATTATAAATCACTACCACACAACATATTAACTAGTGCGCTGACATGGGATTGCTTATTTTATAAAAGATGAAAAAACTATTAATATTATTAGCATTTTTTTGCTTAAAGGTTGATGGACAGGTATTGAATATCTTTCCTGATGAGCCAGTTTCTGCGTGGCATCCCGGAAGTGTTTTGAATTTGTTTGGGAATTATTCAGACACTATATTTTATTCGGATACTACATCTTATTGTTTTACAGGAGATGGAAATAACTATGCTATTGTACGAGATAATGATATTTTATCTATGCAAAATAGCGTTAATACAGACACTTCATTTTATGTGTCGTTCTGGACTTATTTATCAGACGTAAATACTGGTTATTTTGCTAAATCTTATGAGTACGGGATGTGGTATGTAGCCTCTTCAAACTTGTTTTATTTTAGAATTTGGAGTCAAAATACATCAACGGCAAGAATAGGCATGGCAAGTACAGTATTAACTGCATACATTAATACATGGATAAATGTGATAGTGACATATAATGGCAGTGGGTTAAGTGCTGGTATTAAAATATATGTAAATAATATTGATAAAACTGGGAATACAAGTCAGAATGGCACATACGTTAAAATGATCAATACTACTGCTAATTTAACAATAGGATACCTTGATGAAACTTATAAATTTATGAATTCTTTATATGATTTTCGGATTGGAAAAGGAATATTGACATCAGAAAACAGATTAACATTGATGTCGCATGAGGTAGTTGGAAATGAATTTTTGATGTTACCTTGTAGTGAGGGTTATGGACAAGTATTACACAATGTTGCATCAACTAATATGGTGTTGGCAGGAGAAATAACTACGGATGTTAATCTTGTGTCATGGAGTAATTCTCAATTTTCCTGGTATTACAATAAAATTTATGGGGCTATGAAAATTAATGATTATGTATTTCCTAATTATATAGATAAAACCTATATGGTAAGAAATATAAAGACTATTATTATTGCAGGACAATCAAATGCAGGTGAGCCAGGAAGTGTGTCTGATATAGTTGGTTATGATACTGTATTTTTAAATCCACAAAATAAATCTTATAAATTTGTGATAACTGGTTATTTTATTAATGTTAATTATTCAACAGCAACAACTGTAGGCGTTGTGCCTATTATAGGTTATAAATATGATAGTTTAGATACTGAAATCGCAATGATTAATTACTACTCCGGAACAACGCTTCTGTACGACTCTTCCGGATATTTAACATTTAACATACACAGAGATAGTCGATTTCCTATCATGCAAACGGCTGTTGATAATGCTTTGTTAAAAATGTTTTATTTAGGAAGATTACCTGAGGTACAGTCGTTTGTTTGGTCGCAGGGAGAGACGGACGCTGCTTATCTAGCTTCTGCAAATGCATATCAAAACAATTTACAGGAGTTTGTGGATTCAATACGCTCATATTGGTATCCGTTTAATATCGACATTTGTCAATTATCAATAAATCAAACATACGCTTATAAATCAACTGTCCGTGCAGCGCAAAATTATGTGTCTACAAATAATGAATATATACATCTGTTACCTTCTGAAAATTGGCCATTGCAAGCAATACCTCCTCATTACAGTTATGCAGGAGTAAAAAATGAGGCTATAGACATATTTGAAAATACGTATAACAGGACAGAAGATGTTGAGTGGTATCTTGATAAATTATTTCCATTTGGATGGACAATTAAATATTGCAAACCTGAATAAAATGTCAAAAGAAATCTCAATATTAGCAGGTGTTTCAAAAGGAATATTAATAAAAACTGTCATAATTTTTGGCAGCATCATTGTCACGCTTGCTGGTACAGTAGGAACATTGACATATAAGCTTGCTAACAGCGTTGTAAAAGACATTACTGAAAAGCAAGACAAAACAATTGAATTTAACAAGAAGATTTATTACGAGGTACGAATTTTAAAGGATTCAGTTAGTGTGACAAATCGAAGGATCGACAAAGTTGATGAAAGCATTAAGAAAGGCAATAAGAAATTTGATGTTATGGAAAAGCATTTTAAAGGCTTACAAAACGAATTTCTCAGGATAGATGCCGGGAGAGATGAAGTAAGGCTTTCTCCCATGCGCGCGCGTGAACCTGTTATCACATCAAAAGCAATATTGCCTCAATCATATACTGATGACTTAAAAAAAAACGAATGTTTAACGTTAAAATAGGAGTGAAAAGGAAATGACAGCAAAGAAGATCGAAGAGAAGATGAAAAATTGCATGAACGAAAAAGGTCAGATAATTTTTGACAGCATGGATAAACTTTTGCAATTTTACAATGTCGCGGAAATGGTCTTTGATGAGGTCATTGAAAATCATAGTAATAAAATTGATGAGTTTAAGGAGAAAAAGATGGCTGAAATCACTGAGAATACAAGGAAAATTGATAACGTATATTTGTGGTTCGGGGTCGTAAAATTTGGAAAGATAGAAATTCCTGTGAATCCAATACTTTTTGCCGGATTGATTATAGGTATCGCTTTTTTGATAATATCAAGTTAAATTGTATATATCTAACATTCAACAACTTAACAAATGAATATAAGACGAAATAATGTGTTAAGAAATTGTAAAAGATGTTACTAACTTCATAAAATTGAATTATGAGAAAAATTACAAAAATAATAATACATTGCTCAGCTACTCCGGAGGGCCGAAACGTCACTGTTGAAGAAATAAGGGAATGGCATAAGGATCGAGGATTTAACGATATTGGTTATCATTATGTAATCGACCTTGATGGAGAGGTCCATGCCGGCAGGTCGATTGAGAAGCCAGGTGCGCACTGTGCAAAACATAATACTCATTCAATCGGGATATGTTATATCGGGGGCACTGATGCACACGGGATTCCGAAGGACACCCGTACTCCTGAACAGAAAGAATCATTGAGAAATCTGGTTTATGAATTATCATTAAAATATTTAGGAGCTACAATACGCGGACATAATGAATTTTCCGATAAAGATTGTCCTTGTTTTTCTGTTAAGGATGAAAATTTTGAGAAGTCATTTTAATTGATTAATATTGTATGTATAGCAAAAAAACAATGAAACATTTAAATGAAATACAACCTTGCGCGAGTCTTGAGGCGTTCCCTGATCTGACGAATGTTAGAAAAATAGAATGTAAAATAACGTATATTCCTGATCAGTTTCAATCAGATGAGGTGAAAGATCATGAATTCTAATTTTAATCATATAATAAAGATTGGAGATGAAATGTGCACCAGGTCTGCGGTTGCGTTAGAATTGCTGATCGAAGTGATTATGAAGCCTTCATTTTTGGTTATTTTAAAAATAATCATAATGAAACCTATGAACCATCTGAGTTTTTTAATCATGCTTGGAATGATCGTTGTAGGTTATCGCAAGGGCAAGTTGAAGAAAGATAAAAAAAACTGGCCGGAGTGGATCCGTCAGCATATATGGTCGCATATCGGAATTGCTTATCCTGATGAATATGGATTGCATATTAAGGAGTCGGTTATACAAGGTTTCAGACGAAGAAGATTTGATGATCATTACGAATGGGATCACAACGCAGTTAAATTTATGAGGTTTAATACTCCTTTGACGGAGGGTCAGATATACACGCTTATCAAAGTATCTGATCGTTTAATAAAAGAAAACAAAGGGTACCAATTTTTATCAATAGTAAATTGGGCGATTATAGTTGTCAGACTTCTTTTAGAAATGAAAAAAGAAATTAACAATAAACCTTCTAAATTTGACTTATTTTTTGACTCTGAAAAATGGACTATTTGTTATGAATCAGCACATCGGCAATTTAAAGCTATTTTGCCTGCTGAATTTGAAGGAGATTCCGAGAGGGTATCTCTTTACGATATTTATAGACCTGATATTATGCACGTAATTTTTTAACTATGAAAAATATTTGGAAAAATTGGAAAACAACATCAGCTGGAATATTAGCAATAGTGGGCGGGATAACTCGTTTTGCTTTTGCGATGAAAGCCGGAGAATTTACGGAAGAATCAGTGACCACAACTGTTATGGCAATATTAACCGGAATAGGGTTAATTTTTGCAAAAGACGGAAATATAACAGGAGGCACTATTAAGCAATAAGCTTGTTTTTTCATTGTTTTTGGTAGGCCCTCGGAATTTTCCGGGGGTTTTTTATTAAGAAAAATATTCAATTAATTGCATTTAATTCAAAACGTTGGGTATATGAAAAGTAGCCCAACCACTGACTTTGAACAATGCACGAAACTTTCATGGGCTATTTTTTATATACCGTGTTAGTGCCAGTTATTTATTTGATTATCATTTTAAATACAAATAAAAGTAAAATAATTGTATTTATTTGACGAAAATACTTGCAAATACAAATATTCGTATTATATTTGTATAGGTTTTTGAAACGAATCAATTACCTCTAAAAAATAAGAAAATGAAAACTTCAACTTTTACAACAGCAACAATTTCAACTGGCACTTACAACACTAAAGGTTATTCAAGTAAAGAATATAGCACTTTAGCAGGGTTTAAAAGAGGTTTAAAAGCTAACAATTGCCCTTTCGAAGTTGATAACGATGGTTTATTTGCCGATGTTGATGGTAGATTGAGCCGCAGACAATGGAATTATGCCGGACAACAATTTACAGCTTCGGTATTATGCGAATAATATTATTTACAAACAAACAGACTGGTGAGGTTGAAGGCTTCACCAGTTTAAAGCCTTTTTTTGATAAATACCCGCGATTCGAAATTCATACAGAAAATATAAACACTTATTTATCAAGAAAAAAAACGGCATTTGAAACTGATGAAATCAAAGTACAACGGCTCGATGTGCAGCGGTCTTTATAATTGCACTTAACGGTCGGCGGTATACGAAGTTGGGGAATTCGGAGTGCGAAACTATCCGCCGTTAAGAAACTTGCCAGCGAGAGATGCACTAGCCTAACCACTTAAACCCCAATTTTGTATGACCGCGTGTTATATGCCGCTTTTTATTTATATTCAAACATTTAAAAACTAAAATATGGAAACATTATTATTTAAAGATTCAGGGGATTTAAAAGTAATAACTTATCAAATTATAATAAATATGGCAAAAAGTACGAAACTTAAAAAACAGACTGAAACCCCAATGGGTTATGACGCTATGTTAGCTGCTGCGCCTGTTATGCCTAAAATAGAAAGCATACAGATACTTGCTAAGTTTTCAGACGGCAAAATAAGGCAGTTGATAACTAATAAAGATGAGGGCGAATGGGTGCTTTCATTATTACAACAAACCGCAAAAAATGGACACATAAAATGCTTAGAAGAATCATTGACTGCAATTAGCTGGGATGAGCGTTGCAGCTAACGGTGGCGGTATAAGCTGAAACCGATTTGAAACACAACATTATCAACACGATATGAACTTGATTAGAACTACATACTTTCAATTACCCACCAAGACGGTTTTTGCTTATACCGTGTGTTGTGTGCATGTAGCTTCCAGTTCAGTTAAATCGAAGTGCGAACACTTTTTTATTTAATTTTTAGGGAGGGTTTTTATGAAGTATTTTATAAGTTTTTCGGGAGGCGTTGAAAGCTCAACTATGTGTGTATTGTTTGGCAATAAAGCAGATGCAATATTTGCAGATACAGGATTTGAACATCAGCAGATTTACGACAGGATTGAATTGGTTGAAAAATGGGTGCAAAACTTTCATAGACCTGATTTTAAAATACACAAAGTAAAAAATGAAAAGTATGGGACATTGCCCGAATATATTAAAAGCAGTCATTTTTATCCCAACTTCAAAACTCGCTATTGTACCAGAATGTATAAAATTGAACCGATTG